CCAGGGACAGGAAAAACATATAAATGGATAGTTAAGAGATATAAAAAACTTCTCAAGAAATATGGGCCAGAAGATATAATTTTACTTTCCCATACAAATGAAGCTGTTCGTCAACTTCTAGCTGCAGTAACGAAAATTAAAGATGTGGAAGGGAAAACGCTCAAAGAAAAAGGATATGACGAAGATTTTTTTGAACATCGTATATGTACCCTCCATCATTATTGTAAACATAAACTTATGCGTAGAGAAGTTTTTACAGCAGAAGAAGATACTGACGGTTTTGCTGCTTTATGTAGAGAAAATACAGGATTTAGAATGCCAAAAGAGAAAACTATTAAGAAACATCCTTTTTTTAAATTTGTGAAACATGCACGAGGTAATGGAAAAACTTTAAGAAAATACTGGAATAGTAGTACTACCGAAAGACAGGAATATCATCCGTACAACATCGATCAATTAGAAGACTTAAACGAGACTTATGAAAACTACAAAAGAAAAAATGGACTATATGATTTTGCAGACATGATTGATGAATATAACTTAATCTACTCTAATAAAGAAAATCCTAATTCTAAAGAATCGACCATTAAAGCTTTAATCATAGATGAAGCACAAGATTCCAACGTACCTCAAATGGTAGCTATTGGAAAAATGGCTAAAAATGTAAAAGATGAACACTTTTATTTAGTAGGAGATCCGGATCAAACTATTTTTGAGTTTGCTGGATCAGACGCCCACTTTTTTCATGAAGCTGCAAAAAACCCTTACGAAGAATTAAAAGAAGGGTTAAGATGTGGTGAAGCTATTAATAAATTTTGTAAAGAAATAATTGCACCAGTCTGGAGAGACTACGGATACAGTAGAGAATGGTCGCCAGCTAAATACGCTAAGTATCACGAGGAACGAAAATTAATACCAGAAGGTTGTAAAATAGGGGATATTATAAAAGGAAATAAATACGAACTAACAGATCTTAATCCCTCAAAAAACTTGAGTATTCTTCTAGATAAAATAAGAAACACAAAACAAACTTTTCTTTTTATTTATAGAGGTTATCCAAGTAACATTGATATCACCAACTTTTTAAAATTTCATGGTCTTGAATTTGCACATATAAAAAGCAAAGCTCATGTGTCAAAAAAAGAAATAGATTGTCATAAAGAGTGGCCTAAATTTATAAATGGAGAGCCTAAAAGTTTAGATCAAATAAAAACATTTTGGAAGTACTTAAGAGTGAAAGAAGCAATAGTATATAAAAAAGGAGGCTATAAATTTAAAGGATGGATTAAAAGAGACTACACCTATAATGAATTAGTAGAATTTAAACTTTTAAAACCTAATTTAGGCACAGCATTCGATCTACTTTTAAAAAAACAAAAAGATCATGACAATCGAATGATTTATATAAAAGACGTTATAAGAAAAGGGTTTAATCCAGAAAATAATATTAGAATTAAACATGGTAGTATTCATGATGTAAAAGGAACCACCTTTGATAATATAATTGGAGATCTAACATTATACAGAATAAAACCAGAAAATTTTTATGTCCAAAAAAGACTGAAATATACGATGTTTAGTAGAGGGATATTTGATTGCTGGGTTCTTAAATCACAAACAGGAAGAGAGCTGGGAAATTATGGTCCTGTTCCTGTTCGAAGACCGTGGTCAATAGACGAAGATCAATTCCACAGAAGATGGAGACCAGACTGGAATGAAATTGAAAACCCTGTAAATAATGACAGGAGAATATAAATGAGAAATATTACAGCGATAACGGTTATTTGTTTATACACTTTTGTATTCTGTTTAATTCTATTGGAGACTTCATGAGTGTATACAATAAACAAATTGGTGGAACTCATTATAAAAAAATGAAAATTCAGCCAAGTAAATTTGTAATTGAAAACAAATTGTTATTCCCTGAAGGAAGTGTTATTAAATATATTTGTAGACATCCATACAAAAGAGGAAAGGAAGATTTGGAAAAAGCTAAGCATTTTATAGATATGATAATTGAAAGAGACTACTCATAAATGAAAGACCCTCAATCAGAAGCTTTAATATCCGATCTTCTTTTTATCACAATGATATGCATAGTCATATATCATGTAATGAAAGTAGTTTATAATATATGATTATTGAAAGAGACTATAAGTAATGTGCTCGGCTCCAAAATTAAATGAACTTGATTTGGAAGGCATTGACACTGTTGCAGTTGACTTAGAAACCTATGACCCTGATTTAAAAGATAAAGGATCAGGAGCAATACGTGCTGCAACAGACCCCAAAATTGGTTGGGTATGTGGTATCGCAATAGCCACTGGCAAACAAAAACTTTATTTTCCTCTTGACCACAGGGAAGTTAAAAATATTCCTCGCAAAAAAGCGTGGAAGTATCTTAACGAAAAACTATTTCAAAACCCGAACATTAGAAAAGTATTTCATAACGCAATGTATGATGTGTGTTGGATTCGTGCAGAATCAGGGCTCATGCCTCAAGGACCATTGCTCGACACAATGGTTGCTGCTTCAATTATTGATGAGAATAAAATGAACTATTCTTTAGATTCCTTAAGTAAAGAGTATTTAAAAGAATCTAAAAAAGGATATGATTTAAGAGAAAAAGTTCTAGATTGGTCTAACGGGACTATTAAAGATCCAATGACTAATATGCCCAATCTACCTTATGAATCAGTAAAAGAGTATGCAGAACAGGACGTCAGTTTAACTCTGCGTTTATGGAAACACTTTGAAAAAGAAATAGATCAAAAAAAGAAGGTTGATAATGGAAAAGTAAAAACTTTAAGACCCATTTTTGAACTAGAAACAAGACTATTTCCTTGCTTAGTGGATATGAGATTTAAAGGAGTTCGAATAGATGTTGAAGCAGCTAAAAAGTTCGGAGAAAGATTAAAAAAGACAAAAAATAATATAATCGACCATATTAAAAAAAGAACAGGAATTAAAATTGAGATTTGGGCAGCGTCCTCTATTAAAAATCTTTTAGATAAATTAAAAATAAAAGATTATAAAATTACACCAAAATCAGAACTACCTCAATTACCCAAAGATTATTTAAAAACTCACAAAAATCATTTTATAAGACTTATTGCTAAAGCTCGAGAGTTCGACAAAGCAGAAAATACTTTTATTGTAGGTCTTTTAAAATTTGTCCATAACGGAAGAATTCATGCAGACATTAATCAGATAAGAGGAGAAAAAGGAGGAACCATCACTGGAAGATTCTCAATGTCCAATCCAAATTTACAACAGATCCCAGCTAAAGGTTTTATTGGTAAAAAGATGCGAGCACTATTTCTTCCTGAAGAAGGTCATTTATGGGGTTCTTTTGACTATTCACAACAAGAACCAAGAATCGTTGTTCATTATGCTGTGAAATTGAAAATGGCAGGTACAGAAGAAGTAGTTAAATCTTATAGAGACGACCCAGATGCAGATTTTCATAAAATCGTAGCAAACATGGCAAACATATCACGGACCACGGCCAAAACAATTAATTTAGGATTATTTTATGGTATGGGTAAAAATAGGTTAGCAAACCAACTTGACCTTGGTTATAAGAAAGCAAAAGAATTGTTTGATAATTATCACAAGAAAGTTCCTTTTGTAAAACAGCTTTCATCTAGTCTACAAGGATTTGCCAGCCGAAATAAGTTTATCTATACTTTAGAAGATAGATTTTGTCACTTTGAAAAATGGGAACCAATAAACAAAGAGTGGAAATTTAAAGAGAAAAGATTTGTATTTAAAGAACTAGAAACAAGAATAAAGAAAACAATAAACAAAGAAGGAAAAGAAATAAAAGAAAAAATAGAAGAAGAAATAGACGTCCAAGTCCCATTACTACCTTCTAAAGAAAAAGCTGAAGAGCATTACCACACTCAACGAGCTAAAAGAGGATATCCTCCTGATCCAAAAAGTGAATATTTTGAGAATAATTATCAACCTGCTTTTATCTACAAAGCTTTAAATAAATTAGTTCAAGGAAGTGCTGCAGACATGACTAAAAAAGCAATGGTTAATCTTTATGAAAAAGGAATACTTCCTCATATCCAAATTCACGATGAACTATGTATATCAATAAAAAATGAAGAAGAAAAAAACGTTATTAAAACAATTATGGAGGAAGCAATTAAACTTGAAATTCCCAACAAAGTTAACTATAAAAAAGGTCCCAATTGGGGTAACATAAAATAGGAGAAAATTATGGAAAAAGTAAAACAAGTTTGGGCATTAGCAAAAGCTAATCCAAAAATATCTACCGCTATTGTGGTAGTAGTAATTGCCATTTATTTTTTAGTGAACTAGGAATTTTATGAGAGATGGCTTACCTAAATGCAAACATTCCTGTGACTTACGCACAGATCAGGAGAGAATATCTCTATGACCTTAAAGCCCACCATGG